CCAATACGGAGCAGCAGGACCTGCACTTCGTCAAGCACACGCTGAAACGGTGGGTCGAGCAGGCCGAGCAGGAGATGAACCTGAAGTTGTTCGGCCGCAACGCCAATTCTCGATTCGTGGAGTTCAACCTGGACGGCATGTTGAGGGGCGATTTCAAGACGCGGATGGAGGGCTACGCGCAGGGCATCCAGAACGCGATTCTGAAGCCCAACGAGGTCCGCCGTATGGAGAACCACGCGGACGATCCGCAGGGCGATCAGCTATTCATTCAGGGCGCGACGGTGCCGATAGGGCAGCAGCGAGAGGAAGACGATGGACAAGCGTGAGATTCGCGTCGGCATCCCGGTCGAGATTCGAGCCGAAGAGGATGGCGGCGTCAGGGTGGAGGGTTATGCGGCGGTGTTCGGCGAGGAAGCCAATATCGGCGGCATGTTCGTGGAGGTGATCGAACGGGGCGCATTCTCTCAGGCCATTGGCCGGGATGACGTGGTCTTCCTGATCAATCACGAGGGGCTTCCACTGGCCCGGACGCGCTCCGGGACTCTCACGCTCGAGGAGGATGATCGCGGTCTTCTCATGGGGACAAGGCTGGATCCGGACGATCCGGATGCCAAGCGGATCATCGGCAAGATGAAGCGCGGCGATCTGGACAAGATGTCCTTCGCCTTCATCGCCGATCGTCAGGAGTGGGACGACACGGTCGAGCCGCCCCGCAGGACCATCAAGGAGGCATCGTTGTTCGATGTATCGGTTGTGACGACGCCCGCGTATGACGGGACGGAGATCGGGCTGAGGAGCCTGGACATGCACCGAAAGGACAAGGATGAGGAGCGTAAGCGAAGGGAGGAGAACTTCGCCGCCGCTCGGGAGCGCATTCGGCAGAAGAAGAAGCTGAAAGAGCTGGAGCTGTCGAAGCGATCCAAGTAACCACCTCGCCGTAAGGCGAGAGAAAGGCCGCAGCTCGCGGCTGATTGGAACAGGCACCTACGGGTGCCTTTTTTGTTTGTGTAACGAATGAGGTAAGGAAATGAAAACCGAAATCGTGAAACTCCGCGAGCAGCAGGCGAAGATCGTTGCCGATGCCCGCGAGCGCCTGGAGCAGATCACCGACGACACCGAGGAGTCGCGGGTGAAGGAACTCGAGGAGCAGTTCGACAAGGCTATGGCCGACCATGACGCTCTGGATGAGAAGATCCAGCGCATGGAGAAGCTCGACTCCGCCGAGGAGCGGCTGAACGCGGGCGATCCGCGCCGTCCGGGCGGCAATGGCGAGGCTCGTGGCGAAGACACCCCGGAGGCGCCGAGCTATCGGGACGTGTTCACCAAGGCCGTAGCCTACGGCGTGTCGGCCCTGTCGGCTCAGGAGCGTCAGGTGCTGGATGACCAGCGGGCCGCGCTTCCGGAGGAGCTCCGTGCTCAGACTTCGACCACGGACGCCTCGGGTGGCTACACGGTGCCGACCGAGTTCTCCGGCGAAATCGACAAGGCGATGGCGCTCTGGGGTCCGCTCTGGGACGCCGATATCGTGCGCGAGATCGGCACCAGCAACGGGCGCCGGATCGAGTGGCCGACCGTCGATGACACGTCGAACACGGGCCGGATCAAGGCAGAGAACGCCTCTGTCGATGATTCGGTCAGAAGCTGCTCGACGCCTACGTGTACGACACCGGCATGGTCCGGGTGCCCATCGAGCTGCTTCAGGACTCGGCGTTCAATATCGAAGCGCTGATGAACGAGTTGTTCGGCGAGCGTCTTGGTCGGCTGGCGAACTCGGTGTTGACGACCGGCACTGGCACCGCGCAGCCGAACGGCATTGTTACGGCTTCGGCCGAGGGCAAGGTGGCGGCGGCGACTGGCGCTATCACTGCGGACGAACTGATCGACCTTCAGCACTCCGTGGACCCGGCCTATCGGGCGTCTCCGCGCGCACGGTGGATGTTCAACGACTCGACGCTCGCGGCGATCCGCAAGCTGAAGGACGGTCAGGGCAACTACCTGTGGCAGATGGGCGACGTGCGGGTCGGTGAGCCGGCGCAGATTCTGGGGCACCCCTACTCGGTGAACCAGGCTGTGGCTGATATCGGCACCAGCGCCAAGCCGGTGATCTTCGGCGACTTCGGCAAGTACGTGGTCCGCAAGGTCCTCGGCTTCCAGGTCCTGACGCTCCGTGAGCGTTATGCCGAGAACTTCCAGGTCGGCTTTGTCGGGTTCAAGCGGTTCGATGGCGAGCTGCTGAACACGGCTGCTGTGAAGCACCTGGTCAACGCTGCGGCGTAATCCGGTGAGTGAGAGGGGCTTCGGCCCCTCTCCACTCTGGAGGTAATCCATGAAGGTCAAACTACTCGTTCCCCGCTGCGGTCCTGCCGGGGCGCAGAACATTGGCGATGTCATCGAGGTCTCGGACGCCGAGGCCAAGCGAATGATGGAGGCGGAGCCGGCGCAGTGCGTGCCGGTCCGTGAGACTCGCAAGAAGGTCGAGAAGGCCGCGAAATGAACTGGAACCGCGTCACGGTGGTGACGAAGCCCTCTGTGCTTCCCGTCACGCTGGATCAGGTGAAAGATCGGCTGCGCATCGACACGGATGCGGATGATGCCTTGCTGATCGGTCTGATCAAGGGCGCGATTGCCCGGATCGACGGTCCGGCCGGGATTGGTTACGCGCTGATGGAACAGACGTGGCGCCTGTCGCTGGATGAGTTCCCGGGAAACTACAACGGGACCATTGTCCTGCCGGGTGCGCCGGTGAAGTCTGTCACGTCGGTGAACTACGTGGACAGTGCCGGGGCAAACCAGACTGTGGCGACTGCGGACTGGCGGCTCGATATCCGCACTGAACCCGTCCGGCTGGAGCCTGAATACGGAACGGCATGGCCGGGTACTCGGGACATCAACGGCGCGGTGTGGGTTGATTACGTACTCGGCGAAGCTAATGCGGAGGACGTACCGGACGACCTGACCGACGCTATTTGCCTGCTGGTCGGGCATCGGTACGAGAACCGGGAGGTCGGCGTTACCGGGACGATCTTCACGAAGCTGCCGCTTGGCGCTGAGTGGATCATGCAGGAGTACCGCAGGAACGTGGTGACGGCATGAGAGCCGGCCCGATGCGTCACCGCGTGACGCTACAGAGAAACACCCCGACGCTGGTCAATCACGAGCCTGTCGATAGCTGGGCGACGCTCGCCACGGTGTGGGCTGAGAAGCGCGACCCGAAAGGCTCAGAGGCCGTGGAGGCATTGCAGAATCAGGCAGAGATGACCGTCACGTTCCGCATTCGCTACTACCCGGGCATCGAGCCGAAGGATCGCGTGATCTGGGACGGGCGGACGTTCGACATCCGGGCCGTCACGAATACGGACGGGCGCAAGCGATTCCACAACCTGCACTGCACGGAGCATCGAAGCGATGGCGACTGAGAACGTAGAGATTCAGGGCCTGGACGAGCTCGAGCGGGCATTGCTGGAGCTGGAAGCGAAGACGGCGTTCAAGACGCTGCGCGGCGCTCTGGCAAAGGGCGCGAGGCCGATGATCAAGGAGGCCAAGGCGCTGGCGCCGAAAGACACTGGCGCGCTGGCGCAGTCCATCGGTATGTTCTCCCGCAAGGGCCGTGCCGGTGATCGTGCCGCTGTGGTGTTCGTCGGCCCGAAGTCGAAGAACAAGACGGCGATTGAACTCGCCAATAGCAAGCGAGCGAAGCCGGTCAAGGGCGTTTTCTACGGGCACATGGTGGAGCAAGGCACGGTGAAGATGCAGCCGCAGCCGTTCCTCCGTCCTGCGTTCGACGCTATGGCAGGCCGGGCCATCGGCATTTTCGCCAATGATCTGAAGAAGAAAGTCACCGATGGCCGTTGAGACTGCGTTGATGGACCTGTTGGCCGCAGACGGAACGGTCTCCGGCTTGGTCGGTACCAGGCTCCGGCATGAATGGCTGGACCAGAACGCGACCTATCCGGCGATCATCGTCACGCGCATCAGCGGCGGCCGGGAATCCGGACTGTCCGCCTCTACGGACTATTGGGAGCGGGCCCGGATACAGGTGGATTGCTTCGGCAATACCTACACCGAGACCAAGAGTCTCGGCGATGCGGTGAAGGACGTTCTACACGGTTTCAAGGGTGCGGCCGGTTCCTACCAGGTGGGATCGTGCGCGCTGGACAACGAAGTGGACCTGGGCGAGCTGGACGGAGACCGCGACGAGCGGCGGGTTTCCCTCGATTTTTCTGTGCTCTATCTGTGAGGTATTGAGAGATGGCAAAGATTACTGGCGCCGGTGCGGAATTGCAGATCGGCGCGGCAGACGACGGTGGCGCGACGGCCGCTGGCACTGACTCCTTCACGGCTGTGGGCAATGTCCGCAGCATCACCGGCCCGTCCGGCGAGAAGGTCGAGATTGACGTGACCGACAACGCGAGCTCCGGCAAGGAGTTTCTCGGCGGCAAGCCGGATCTCGGCGAGGTGCAGTTCCAAGCGTGGCACAACGAGTCTCAGGCGACGCAGGACACGCTGTGGACGGACTTCCTCGACGCTGCGGACCAGCATATCCGCAACTGGAAGATCGTCCTGTCCGATGGCGTGGAGTACACGTTCCAGGGCTTCGTGAAGAGCTTGGCGCATGGCGGTATTGAGGAGTCGAGCGGCGTTGAGCTGAACGGCTCGGTGCGCGTCTCTGGCGGCATGACCCGGACGAACGTGTAATGCTGACACGCGAGGAGTTACTGAGCGGCAAGTCCCTCCGCTCCGATACCGTGGAGATCAGCATCGGCGAGGTCCGTATCCGCGAGATGCTGGGCAATCAGCGGGAGGAGTTCTCCAGTTGCTTTGTGGGCAATGACGCCGTAATCCCTGCGGGCATGCAGGCGAAGATGGTCCGCTGGTGTCTGGTGGAGCCCTCCCTGACCGATTGCACCGATGACGAGATTTATGCCCACATCGGCGGGCGTGACCTCGAGGTGATCTGCGGTGCCATCCTCCGAATCTCCGGGATGACTGACGATGGCATCGAGGAGTTGCGGGGAAACTCGAAGCGCGGGCGGAAAGGCGGGCGTGGTTCCGGCTCGCGGAAACCATCGGCTGCACGGTAGCCGAAGCGCAAGCCCGCGTCTCCAGCTCTGAGTTCGTCGAGTGGGTTCTCCATTGGACGATGGACCAGGGCGAGGAGCAATCCGAAGACCAGATGCGTGCCCTTCTCGAGCAGGCGGTACAGGTAAGTCATGGCCAACATAGCAACCCTGACGATAGCTCTTAGCGCGAACAGCGCGAAGCTACAGAGCGAGTTTCGGAAGGCCAATCGTCGGGCCAAGACGTTCGGCGACCGGATGCGCGGGACTCTCCGCGTGGTAGGCCGGGCGTTTGCCTCCCTGTCTGTGGCTGCGGCTGGTGCGCTTGCGGGTATTGCTGCGGCCGGCATCCGGACCGGCGACCAACTGGAGAAGACGGCCGAGAAGCTCGGGGTAACGTCCGAGGCGTTGTCAGGGTTGCGATTCGCGGCCCAGCAGACGGGCGTCCAGACTCGCCAGCTTGACCTCGGCTTGCAGCGTATGACGCGCCGCGTTGCCGAGGCTGCGAATGGCACGGGCGAGGCGAAGGCCGCTATCGCTGAGCTTGGCCTGAGCGCGAAGGAGCTGGTCAACCTCTCGCCAGATCAGCAGTTCCTGAAGATCGCCGACGCGTTTGAGGCCGTCGAAAACCAGTCCGAGCGGGTGCGCCTCGGCTTCAAGCTGTTCGACTCTGAGGGCGTGGCGTTGGTCAATACGCTCGGCCGCGGCAGGGAGGAGCTGGAGGGCCTGTTCAATGAGGCTCAGAAGTTCGGGCTCGGACTCGATGCTATCCAGTCTCGGAACGTCCAGGAAGCGGCGGATGCATTCGGGCGGGCGAGGAGCGCGGCGGAGGGATTCCGGCTTCAGATGGGCGCCGCGCTTGCTACCAGCATCACGACTGCGGCGAATGCTCTGGCGGGCTTCATTGCCACCCTGACTCGCGGTGTTCCTCGCTTGCAGGCGTGGGTCGATGAGCTATTCAACATCCGCCGTGAGCTGAACGAACTCTCGCTGTCGCAGATTCAGGCGCGCCAAGCCATCCTGTTTGACGAACTGCGCAATCTCCGTCAGCAGTTGGCGAACCCGGGGGCGAAGGGAAATCTTCCGGAGGACGGCCTGCTGGAGCGAATCTCCGAGGTTCGCTCTGAGTTGGATCGGCTGTCCGAGCGCTACAAGCAGCTGACGATTGAGGCTCAGAAGCCCATAGCGAGCGGTGTGGAGTCGCTGGGCGCCGGCGTCAGTAAGGCATTTGCCGAGCTTGCGCGGGAGCGTCGGCTCCGTGGGGTTTTGGAGGACTTCGCCGAGGCC